TGGTTAATAAGACTCTATACCCACCCTCATTATTTCTAATGATAACAGTATAGAGACAGCGCATGAAGCGTATTATTAATTTGTCATATTCTTACCCTTGTGGGGGGAATATGTGAAGACTAATCGCCAAATGTGATGAGCATTACCTCACCAATTTACAATGAGACTATTTTACCAACTATAATAAAATATAAGGTAAAATTAGATAATAGGTTACATTGATCCTTTCCTCAGATTCATAATAAGTGATTTCTTATAATCATCTATAGATTCCTGGATATGGCTTACTGTATGATACTCAGTTTAACAAAATAAACGGGTATTGACTTTAAAATCAAAAAGTCTCACGGTTCGGTATCACCTTACTCAGCGTGATCCGTTAACCTAATTTTCCTTTTAACTTCATTGCAGCAAGTTTCTTAGCGAGTAACTCTCTAAGATTACCCTTGGCGGCGATTGGAGGATATCTAACAACAGGTTGATCAACCTGAGGTTTATGTTCTTTATATAAAGTCGCAAAATGTGATCGAACTATATCCGCTCGTTTGAGCAATAGTGAAGATCCTAGTGTAATGATATCGTTAATAGGTCTAAATTCTGAGGAAGTTAATGACTCAGATGAAATCTCATCTAAATCAAGTAACTGAGTCCACAAAACTTCAAGATCTAACGAACTATCAAAATCGTAGGTATCTTTAACAGTTACCACAGTTTGATCCCAAGTGGAATGAATCTCTTCGTACATGGGCAGTAATACTGCCTGAAGAGGTTCTCCTACTTCTATCCATGCTTTTTCAAAAGCAGGTGATGTGAAAACATCTTGATAGGAAGAATCAAATCGGTTATGGGGAGTTAGCATACTGAAGAAGAAAGACTTGAATTCAGATGGATTTCGAGGTAAGTAACTCTGTTGAACAGAATCAGCTGTTTTACGACCTAAATCCTTCAAGTATTCTAATTGTTCTGGTAAAATGGCTCGTTTTCCAGGTTTGTTAAAACTAGGAGAACATAACCAATCTTTATAAGAAACTAATTTAGAAAAGGGCATGCCTGGATAAGATAGTAAAAGCAAGCTTTTACGCATCCCAGAGCCAAGCTTCTCAAATCTAGTATTAATTCTAGATAAAGCTTTATATCCATGTCCGAGGAATGATAGTAATTCAGAAATACGAGTATTTCTTACTCTACTAATTCGTGTGAACAACTGTAGCAACCCTCTAATATCATATTTAGATACGGCCATTTCTCTGAAAGAAAGACCGGAAACATCTTGATACTTAAAGAAAAATCTTTTAGCAAACTCAAGAGAACCATTGTCGGAAATGACGGATTTGGATAAATTTATCTCAATATCCCATTCACGAGCAATGTCTAAATAAGAAGCTGCAACTCGTTTGTCAGCGATAACCAAGTCATCGCCAAGTACTAGATAGAGGGAAAACTCTCTATAGCCTACTCGAAGCGCGGCCATTCGAACCATTACATGGTGAGTTAAGGCAAGCATAGCCCACGATGACAGAGCACCCATGGGTTGGCCTGTTGCATATTTGACAGCGTCCACGTATGGAATTCTTTGTCCGTCTTTACCGGGTTTACTTAATTTCAATGAAAGATAAGGATTATCCTTATCCTTCAAGGGATCGATTCCCAAGCTAACACAAGATATGGCCTTCGGGTCCCAATTAGGTGTAGATAGTTGATACCATCTAGACGTTAAAAAGGTTGCCCAATCGGAACCATAATTACGTTCTAACATTGTATCCAATATTAGAGCTTGAGCGGATACTGGAATTCTATCGGTTGCAGCAGTTAAATCAAAAGAGAAAACCTCTTTGATACTGTCGCATCGTAGACGTTCCACAAATGTACTCAAGGTCAAGTTTTGATCATGAGTCGCATCCTCGGGAATCTTTCTAAGAAAATTAAATATTCCTTTATGTAAAGGTGCTAAAAGCCATTGTGTAAAGCAATCTACCATAGCAAACACTCGTATTTTTCCTGCTGGTTCAACTTTAAAGGAAAGTTTTCCTAAAAAGGAGTCCTTCAGGTATGTTTCCTCAGAGAGATAATTACTATAAAAGTTAAAATCTTCTCTAATTCTGTATAAAACAGATTGAGGCATACAATTTACAGCCTCTTGACAGTGTTGAATAACACGTACCAAGGGGTGCATTAGACCAGATTCTTTCCCTATCAGGAAAGATGATCTAATAGCGAGTTTAAAGTAATTTGCGAACATTTTCGTCTTCGCGTATGCTCTTAAGCTACCAAGTACGGCGTAAATGGAAGTAGAATAGCTAGAAATATTTCTAGTAGCTACGGGTACGGTTAAGGTGTTGGGTGAAGACGATGCTATCCAGAAAGGTTTCAAACTTTCTTTGGATACATCTTCAATTAAATTAGATCTAAATTGATCTTTTA